GCTGCGAACCCGTACCGTGTTTACCAATGTGCTCTTGAGCCATTGGGCACGGCACTATTCGACGCCTTAAAGAGGGTGCCGAACGATTTCACGTTCGACCAAGAGGCGGGCATTGCATATGCCCAGGAACTCCTCACCCTCGGCTATCCAGCTGTGAGCATGGACCTGTCTAATGCAACAGATCGTGCTCCATTAGATTTCCAGCTGGAACTCCTTAGCCGTTTGGGAGTCAGCACCCGATGGATCCAATTTCTCCGCGATTGTTGTCGTGGAGACTGGTTCACTCAAACGGCACGCCATGACCCTTGGAAAAGGGTTAATTGGAGTGTCGGTTCTCCCCTTGGGTTGTATCCCACATTTGCCAGTTTTGCACTCTGGCATCATAGTGTGGTACAGTACAGTTTTTCTGTACTTGGTAAGCCCAAGGTTGATGGACAATACCCCTACGGAATCGTTGGGGATGATGTGTTCATCATGGATCGTGAAGTCGCTAGCCTCTATAGGCAGCTTATGGAATCCTGGGGTGTTGAGATCTCGGGTGCGAAAACCCTGGATTGCAACACTACCGCCGAGTTCCTCGGTAGGATCATCACTCCTAACAGAGTGTATCACGGTCTCAAATGGAAGGGTCGGGTTTCTGATGATTCCTTTGTGGATTTCGTCAGGAATATCGGTCCCGGGGCCTTGACATTGTTAAGACCTCGCCAGAGGGCCATGATTAATTTCGTGGCGCCCCTGCCCGAACCGTACGGACTGGGGTGGAACCCCTTAGGTCTTCCGGTTGAGGAAAGATTAACTCCATTACTCGAAAGAGTGTGGTCCCGCGATGAACGGGTAGTCACCTTTAATCGAAGATCAGCACGGGCCAACCGCTTGTTCTACCATAGTGATAGAAGCTGGTGGTGGCGTCCCCAAGGACCTAGTGATAGGTACTGGGATGCTGAAGATCTAGCCAACGACCAGTTGGCTGAGGAGGTAACAGCCGATCTGCTCCCCGGATGGGAATCTGGAGAGTGGATTTGGCCTAACCTTCCCGAGATTGTTCGCTTAAGAAGCGAGACGTCCCGGGAAACCTCGGAGAAGCTCCGCCTTATGCTTCGACGGTCCTCCTACACCGAAAGGCGTAGTGAAGTTTCAACACTGGTCGTGTTGGAGCG